GCCAGCGCCTCAATTTGTTTGCTGGTGCCAAGTTTACTGAGCGCGCCCAAAAGCACATCGACCAACAAGTGATATTCGAAGAGGATGTGTATTGATGAAGCGTTTTAACTTTCGCAAGTGGATCAAGCGCAACGACTTTACCAGTGTCTTTGGCGGGTACGGTAGGCGTCGTTTTATTAAAGACTTTGTTAATAAAGTAAAACGTATTAAACTACGCTTTAAAATGCAACAAATCCGCCGCGCCCATCAAGGTAGGCGTAACAAGGTGTTTGGTAGTATCCATGCGTTACGTGTTCGACGTGCGTATGGCAGGCGTTCTGTAATAGCGCAGTTTAGGAGGTAGTATGAGGTATTGGGTTTACGATGACGACACACTGATGCGTAAGTTTGGCCGTCTGGAAGAAGCTGTACATTTTGCTGCACTAAGGGGCTTTCGGATTGTCAAAAAGCCACGATTAAAAAACACTATTGATTTATCACAATTTGAGGAGGCATTATTTTGAACACACAAAACCAACCCGTAGTACTTGCTGCAATGCCATTGGCCGATGGTGGTCAGCTGATTATTAACTCAGACGGTTCCAAGATTATCACCAACGCGCAAGGTCAAACCAGTGCGTTTGATAAAGACGGCAAACCAATTGGGGACAATACATGACCAAAAAGAAACAGCTGGACGTGGAGTTCGCCCCTGGATGGGCAGACGAAATGGAATTAACACAAGATGAATACGACGCCCTGATAGATGGGATTAAACAATTAGTAGCAACAGGAGAGATCTTTGAAAACAGCACACCAATCAGCGAACTGGACGAGGAAGAGCAGCAGGAGATCCTTGAATCGCTCAACCGAAAGAACATCCGCCATTAAAAAGCCATACTACGTTGCGGACACGGGACACTTTGGTATCAATATCAAAGTGTGCTTTTCCGATGCGGCGTTCCAACAAGCTGTCAAAGATTCTAGGATTACGACACGCCACAACGCCCTTGATGTAGGTTTGGCTGAGTCACACTTCATTGAACAGGAAGGCACCACGCATGCCATGCTGGCAATCGTGTTTAACTACGAAGAGATGGCCAAGGAAACTGCATTGGAACGCATGGGTGTGATCTACCACGAGGTCAGCCACACTGTCACGCACGTGTTTGAATACATTGGCGAGGAAGACACCAAGATTGGTGACGAGTCTCGCTCGTATTTAGGCGAGCATATTTTTAAACAGGTGTTTAGTATCTACGCAACTGAGGAGGATCGGCGTGAGTTTTCTGGAAAAAGAGATCGAGAGGCATTTAGTGAACTTGGTAAAAAAGTCCGGGGGGCTAAGTTACAAGTGGATCAGCAGCGTGACGGGAGTGCCAGATCGGATAGTATTTCTAAATCAGAAAGTGTTTCTAGTGGAACTAAAAACATCGACCGGAGTTCTGAGTCCAAGACAGGTGGTGGTGTTTGATGATCTCGGAGAACAAGGATTCCCAGTGCACGTTCTTCGATCTAAAGATGACGTCGATGACTTTATCCGAGAAGCATTGCATTAAGTGCAACCAAGTCAAATTACTTAGTGAGTTCAACAAACAAACAAAAGCCAAGGACGGTTATCAAACATACTGCCGCCCTTGTCAAAGCGGAACTACAAAACAATGGTTCATTGACAACCCAGATAGAAAATATTTAGAAAAATACGGCATCACTTTGGAAGACAAAAATAACATGGCAAAAGCACAAGGCGATTGTTGTGCTATTTGCAGAACGCCATTTGAAGAAGTCACCCAAGTCTGTGTGGATCATTGCCATGATTCAGATCAGGTCCGTGGCATACTGTGCCACCACTGCAATACGGGGCTAGGTCAATTTAAAGACTCACCAAAACTACTACAACAAGCAGCATACTATATAGACTACCATGCTAAAAAGATCGCAACTGCATCCCTATCAACAGGAAATAATCAACAAGGCCAAGACAAGTCCCAACCTGGGACTATTCCTGCCGCCGGGACTAGGGAAGACTACTACGACCTTGACCATTATCAGCGAACAGTTCGAGGGGAAGACGCTGATTATCGCGCCCAAACGCGTGGCGGAGACGGTGTGGGATACGGAGTGCAAAAAGTGGCAACACCTGAGCCATTTACACGTATCGAAAATAATGGGCAACCCGACGCAGAGATTGTCCGCCTTGAATTCGGACGCAGAGATCTATTTGATTAACCTTGAGAATGTGGTATGGCTCACAGAAGCTCAGCCCAAGTTAGTGTTCACTAACTTAGTGATTGATGAGTCCAGTCGGTTTAAGGATCCCAGCACCAAGCGTTTTAAGGCGCTTAAAAAGCATTTAAAGGGGTTCTCACGGCGCATCATTCTCACTGGTACACCCACCCCTCAGGGCATGCAGGATCTCTGGTCACAGGTGGGTATATTGGACTTGGGACAGCGTTTGGAGACCAGCCTCACCCGCTTTAGGGATATGTACATGATGCCAGACCAGATGAACCGCCATACACGTGTGGTGTATAGCTGGAAGTTTAAACCGGGGTGCGATCAGGTTGTGCAGGACAAAATATCAGACATCTGCTTCTCACTCAAGGCGGAGGATTACCTGCAGCTACCCGAACTGACCAAACTGTATCACTCGATTGAACTAGATAAGAATGTAAAGGCCAAATACGATGAACTTAGAAAGGACATGGTCGCTGAGATCAAGGGCGAAAAGATCACAGCTCCAACAGCAGCGGCACTGGCGAACAAGCTCTTGCAGTTCACGTCTGGAGCAGTCTACAATGAAGCGGGAGAAGCACAAGAAGTACACCGCAGTAAGCTGGAATATCTTGAGTCGATCATGGAGGAATCTTCTTCCCCGACGCTCGTATTCTATCACTTCAAACACAGCCTCCAGAGATTACGCCTTACGTTCCCAGAGGCGGTGGTGCTGGACGATGACAACATTGATGCGTGGCGTCGTGGCTCAATTCGTATGCTCTTGGCCCATCCTCAATCAGGAGGTATTGGGCTCAATTTACAGTGCAACGTTGGTGAGACAGCACAGACAGTGTGGTACGACTTACCCTGGTCATCTGAGAACTATATCCAAGCAAACGCTAGGATTTACCGCCAAGGGCAAGAAAAGCCGGTTATCATACACCACCTGACCATAACCAAAAGCATCGACCAGCATGTGGTCAATGTTTTGGAGGGAAAAATAAATTTGCAAGACGCCCTTTTAAATGCCCTAAATTTTGCATTAGTATAGGTATGGATAAAATTGAACTGATGAATGGCATCATCAAACTGGCTAGACCAGCCATGCCACAGGATTACAAACTAACCTCACTGGACACCCTGCTGTCGGATACTGGGATGGACAGCCTTGATTTTATTATGGCTGGGGTGTACCTGTCCGAGGTATACGGCGTATCGGAAGAGGATCTTAAACTGATGGTGATGACACCGGAAAGCACCGTCAAGGACCTGTTCGCCTACATGGAGGCCCACGCCACCATTACACCGACCAATGCACAAGAAGCACTAAAGGCGATTGCATGACCATTTACCTGTCAGACTACCGTACTGCCAGCACAACATCTACCGAGATGATGGAGGACATAGACTACCCTCAGCGGGTGCATTGGTTCCCCGACACCTACGAAAAGGTAAAGACTGGCCTAACGTACGCGCCCCACAAACTGGCTGATAAGGTGCTAGACCCTGTTTTGCTGGCCGACTTGCGCGAACGACCAGGTAAAACCGCATTCATTCTGGCTGCAGGTAACGCACACTTTGCGGGCATCAACCCCAAAGACCCAGAGCCAAACCGCCTCTCCTACGATTACCGGTTCCTAGCTTTATCGTTAACTCAGGTATATGCCGGACGTATAGCGCAGTTATGCGGCGCTCAGGACATGGTGACCACCGACTCATCCGCCTGTGCGTCCAGCCTTAAAGTCATGATGGATGTATACAACCTGATAAACATCTACAAGTTTGATCGCGTTATCGTATTGGCTTTGGAGGACACCGTGAACAACATGGTGCTCAAGTTCTTTGGCGAGTCCAAGGCATCATTGACCAAAGACGTTGAAGATACAGGCATCAAGCCATCCGCATTCGATGACCACAACTATGGATTTTATATTGGGCAAGGTGCGGCGTTTGCGGTATTTGAGAATGATTCTCATTGCCAATCACCTGCAGCGCGGTTGATTAGTGCGTACTCATCAGGCGAGCAGAGCACCAACGCGATTGGTCAGCGTGAAGATGGCGAAGGGTTTGTCAAGGCAGCAGCTGGTGCCTTTCGTATGGCCAACATGTCACCAAGGGACATCACCATTGTGAAGACCCACGGCACTGGCACCAAGTCAAACAACCAGTCCGAACGTCGTGCGTTGTCAACACTGTTCGACTCACCGTTCATTGCTACGTCGTACAAACAAGTGATCGGCCACACCATGGGCGCGTCGGGTTTACTGGAGACGTGCTTGCTGCTGGACGACATCAAAGAAGGCGCGATAACGCCTATTAGAAACCGTACAAAACGAGATCTTGTTTACGTCTCGGATCCGACACGTATTTTTGGGCCACAAAGGATACTCTCCCAAGCTGCGGGTATGGGCAATATTTATGCAGCAGCAATTTTTGACACTAAAGTATGAAGAAAATAATAAAAACAAAACACAGAATTAAAGCCAGTACCCCTAGGTTGTCAGATGAAGATCCAGATCCAATTGAACAAGATGATATGGAAAGTATTTCGGCCCAGTTGATTGAGGGTTGGTTGCCCTGGGACCCAGAAGATATACAGGATATTCGAAGGTTGATTGCGAACAGCATGCCACAGAAGCAACAGTTTGTTTTGGAAGCTTTTTTGGATGGAATGAATTACAATGACATTTACGTCACTGAGAAGTACTGGCGGTACCATTTTGCTAAGGGTGTGGAATTTATTAAAAAGGAATTGGGACTATGAGTCATTTTATTGTAGAGCATAAATTAAACGGATACTACGCCATGGATACAATCAGTGGCGTTGAAGATATTGACACCAGTATGTTTAAAAACATTATTGGGATTTGGGTTTGTGACTCCATGGAAGAGACACGAATTATGGAAAAAGAATTAAAGGAAATGCGCAATGCACGACTCCGTCAACCAGCCTAAACACTACACCGCCCACCCCAGTGGGATTGAGTGCATCCAAGTAACGGAGCACATGGGTTTTAATTTGGGTAACGCCGTCAAATATATTTGGCGTTGTGACTTAAAGAAAGACGCCATGGAAGATTTAAACAAAGCTATCTGGTACATCCAAAGAGAGATTGCGAAACGTCAAGCTGATGTGAGGTGCGGAAAATGAACGCTTTTATTTTTGTATCGATCGTATGTGTCGGGCAAAGTTGCAACTTCGTATCCAGTAATAAGCCAGTGAATGAAGTGAAATGCAAAGAAATGAAAACCCAATTTTTGGCGTTGCCTTTTAAACGCGAAATTACATTAGCCGCCGCGCAGTGCATGGAGTGGGACGGCGAAAACACTTTAAAGGTAAGAATATGATATTAGAATTGGACGACGACTTTACAGACGAGATCACTGTTGCCAACTTAGCGCAGAGTTATGTCAGTCTTTCAGACATGATAAAGAATGGCGACGGCTGGCACGAAGACGATGTTGCCGCTTGGAAAGAAATGTTACCAGCAATCAAAACCGTTTTGAAATGGTACTGCACAGACGCCAACGCCGAAATTAAAAAAGCTAAAAAGGGTAAAAAGAAATGAAAAAGTACACACGTTTTGATTTAGAAAACGCCATGCAATTAGCGTGGCAAACCAGCGACGACTTGGATATCTTTTTTAGGTACCACGGTGATGGAGACGTACCCATGACCGAGGATGAAGTGGCCAACGCGTTGCTTGGATTGAAACTGCTCCATGACATGCGTTGCTGGAATGCAAACGATGTGTACTGCCGAGTTTTTGAATTAAACCAGTATTGTACAGATCCCGACCAGTTAGCTGCAAGAGATCTATTATTTAAACCAAAGAAAGGAAGTAAAAAATGACTGAACCAGTAAGCACCCCGTTGGATGACAAGATTTTAAAATTGGAATTCACGGTTAAAGAAGTAAACTCCATTTTGAATATTTTGGGCAACCTCCCATTCATTCAAGCTGTTGGATTGATTAACGCCATCCAGGCACAATGCTCCCCACAGCTTGAATGAATGGGAGGTT